CTCGCTATTATCAGGGTTATTAGCTTTTGCTATTTCAAGTTGTTTCTGCTGTTCCTGCTCCATTTCCTCTGCTGTCTTGTATTTAGCATCGTAATATGGCTTGGATTGCAGATAAGCCTTTTCACTGTCACCCCACAAACCGCTCTTTTCCGTGGCAAGTTTAGGATGAACGCCGCTTGCAAGGAGCAGTTGAAGCACCTGCGCTCTGACTTGCAGATTGTCCGTAGGATTGCGATTTACTTGAACGTCATAATCCATGATCCCCAAAGGACATGAATTATTAGTTGCCTGATTTATCACATGGAGTATTACGGCATCTAACCGCTTTTCACTCTCTTTTATATAGGCATCACGGAGTTTGGCTTTCTGCTTTGCCTTGCTATGGTTGTTCCGTAATTCCACAGCACCTTGGGTATCACCGCCTGTATTGCCTTGATCGGACGGAATTGATAAAATTCGATAAATATTATCGAACAGGTCATTCTTTGCTACTTGGCTTTCGGATTGATTTAACTCCTGCGTCATTATATCCACATCAGCCTTATTCTCGCCGTTGTTTGATTGAACTACAAGTGCGCCCTCTTTACGCATATCGTTGAATATAGTTTCATCAATACTGCAATTTACAAACTTAATCCAACTCTGTACGAATTGTCCTATACTGTCTGCTCTGTTTGCTTGGATTTCATTGATTGCGTCCAGCATGGTAATGACAAGGGTTATATCGCTTATCCTGTCTTGATTATTAGGATATTCGACTATAGGTATGCCGCCAAAAGCATGAACCTTTTCAATAACCTGTTGACCGTTATGGTCTGTCAAGGTCATTAGTCTGCTATTCTGTATACGGTATTCATGTGTTTCCGAATAACACAGTTTGTAATCATTACCATCTTTATCTTTAAGCATCTGTACGGCAAGCATAGGCTCGTCAGTGCTTCTTTGATATATGATGTATGTATTTAACGGAGTAGGAACTACCACTCTGAAAGGCACTTCGCTTTGTTTTATCTGTACCGCTTTGAAACCTGTTCCTGCCGTATGTGTCCATTCACCGCAGATAGCATCACGGAGCTGTTTATTAGCTCCTCTACAGTAGTCATTGAACAAGTCAACGGCTTTGCTTACATTTTCCTTTTCGGATAATGAAGCCACCTGTATAGGTTCTCCAACCTCTTGAGAATTAACGTATGTCACGATCTCCCATGCGTGGTTCTCTACTACCACATTGCGGATATCATCACGGATGGTCTTTTCTCTATACAAAACAGGCTGATCTCCGTTTTTGTATCTCCAAAGATAATCAGCTATCTCCCTATTGCGGTAGAATATACCTATGGTATCACCAACAACTTTTACAACGTTTGATGCGTTTATTTCCTCTTCGTCCGTATAGGCTACCTTTAGCCCATAATCGGCATCACTCATTATCTCATGCAGTTGTCGGTCATTTCGGTTTATACTCATAAGCAACAAAAAAGGCAGAGCCATGCGCCCTGCCTAACTTTTACATCATAACACAGAATAATTGTACCACAATATATAGTCAATTCAATGTGCGGTTTTATGTGTTTTTATGCGTTTTCTGCTAATTTTCTTCTGCATTGATTTCTATATATTGTGCTCCATATCTCTTTTCAAATTCGTTAAGGCTCTGATTGTAAAGTGTCATGGTCTGTCTGTAGGAGTAATTATTTTCTACGGCAAGTTCATTCATATTTTTTTTGTCTATATAATGTCCATAAAGGAGATTGTAATATATCTCCCCTTTTTCGCCTTTAAGGGATTTTATCTGTTCTGTAATGGTATGTTTAAGTTCCGTCTTTTCCTCGGCAAGTCTTATACATTCTCTTTGATAGTCAACTACCCTGCCTACCACTTTGCCCATTCTGTCAGGATCAACAGAAGTTTGTACTTTGGGCTGTGTCATATCGCTATTGCCCGTACTCATGGCTATGTCCTGCCATCTTTGGGCTTCTTCCAATAGGTTTTTTATCCTCTTGTCGATGTTCCTTACTTGATTGAGATAGGTTTTAGTAGTCATTTTTTATCTCCTTTTTCTAAATGGATTTTCAACAGCTTCTACGGTGTTTTTCTGTACTAATGGATTTTTATCTATTGCCAGCATAGTCACCATATCGGGTGCATCATCATGTGGATTTTTAGATAATTGACTATATGAACATAATTGAGACATAAACTGCCCCATTTCAGAATTTGCCCTATATCCGTTTGGATAATCAGGGCTTTCAGCATACGGAAAAAGCACATGAGCCACTATCCACGGACTATTGACAATAATTCTCGTTTCCTTATTTTCCGTGGAATATTTCTTATCTATGTGAGTAAAACCACCCATTTCAGTTACTTTTTCCTGCACTTTATCCGCTGTTCGGCTACCCTCTTTGTTGCTCTCGAATACCGCTATTTGAACATTATTTTTTACAAGGCATTGTGCATTTAGATCATCTAAAAGAAGGGGGTCTATAGAGCGGAATACCGTATCATAAAAGTAATAATCATCACCGTACTGCAAAAATACTCCGAGTGCGTTGTAGTCTGTTCCTTTATCTTTGGTATCGCAATAAGCCCATATACCATCAGGAATTTTTATCTCTCCATCCTTGTCTAAAGGTAAAGTTTCATATCTACGCAAAATATCAGGTGGAAATAGTAAGCCCTCACGTTCAACAGGCTCATTTTTATACAGACATTTGTATGTGATAGGGTCTAATGACTTCTCTATATCTTCAAAGTAAGGTACGTCAAAACCTACCCCATATTCATAATCGAAATTGCTCTCACCCGTATCAGGGTCTATATCAGGAATTGATAAGAAACGGCATCTGTCATTGTGATTGTAGATATTTTTCAATCTACCTATAACGTCCCAAACGCTCCACCTTGTAGCAATATGTAATTCCTTACAAGTTCTACCTTTTTTACCCTTTTTCTTTCTCGTTTTTAGGTCAGTGGAATACATAGTCCATAACTTATCAAGCCTTATCTTTGATAATGCCATTTCTATGCCACTACACAGATCATCACAACACAATATGCCCTCACAACGAGTAACACCTGTCTGTGACGCTCCCAAAGCCCTACAAGTTAATGTTTTGAATGGCTTAAACTTGCCAAGGTTTATCTCTTCCTCTTTGGCATTTACACTTTGTACCGCAACATCAGGGAATATCTCTTGCCATGCGTACTCTGCAACTTGACCTTGTTTGAGACTGACACCGATAATATTACAAATAACTTCATAAACCATTCTTGTAACATGACCGCTATGTGATGAAAATAGATTGCAGAGGTCAGGAAACCACCCCATAAATGCACTCAATGTCATTTCCTCAATCGTGGTTTTTCCCGTTCCCGGAGGCGAAGATATACTCAAAATATCTATCTTATCATCTATAAGGTCTTGCAAAGCACCCACATACCCCAATTTGATTAGCTGTTTTCTCCGTGGGAGATAAAACCTATCTTCGGGGTCTCGGTGTCTTTCAAGATAAAGATAATAACTATCTAATATCATGCTCCTTGCTTCGGATAGCAGGACTTTCCAAAAATCCTCTACAACCTCAAAAGCAACATCCTGTTCAAAGGCATACTTTTCCAAAGCCCATATATTTGCACCTGTCTTTTCGTGTGCAAATTGGTCTATGATTTCTTTAGTCCTGTTGGAACATATTAACCCAAATTCCTTATCTTTCTTATTTTCCAAAAGGTCATAGGAAAGAAGAGTCATTGCATTTATGACTTTTTCATCGACTCCGTTGATCTGTATGTACTTCTCATAGTTTTCTAATGCTTCTTGTGGTGTCATAAATAAAAAAAGTGCATGGAATACACCATGCACGTCTCGCATCTTACACTCAAACATCTTATGAGTGCGTTACTTTATTACCTCTTTCCTTACGCTTGCCACTTTCAGACCGTCTTTAGTCGTATATATTTGTGCTGTTCCAGTCTTTTTTATGGCTTCTGCTATTTTGTCTTTGTTCTTTTCAATTTCTTTTTCAACGTCTGTCATATCAATTTAGGATAGACCACCTCTTTAGGCTTAATCGGCTCTTTAGACGGTTTTATAGGTTGTTCTTTGGGCTGTTCCTGCTCATCCCCACGGAGAAACCCATTAAGACCTATAATCATAGGTTTTCCGTCTGTAAAGAATTTACCGTCTATAAAACCGTTTTCCATTAACTCTGCTAAATGCTTATGCAGTGTCGGTACAGATAAGCCTACACCCTTGCTAAACTTCTCTTGGTTTATCTGACCGCCTATATACAGCATAAAGTTTTCTTCAAACTTTCCTGCATCTATTTTCTTTCCACTGCCTTTTTCGTAAATCATAATTTCACCATATAGGGGAGTGCTTTACCGCAGAAAAACACCATCAAAGTTTATATCTGCCACTCCCCACAGCGGATGAGGGTTACGCTCCCCCGACTACAGATTCAAAGTCTGTCGTGATTCTATTCCACCAATCCGCTATATCCATATCGCTACTATTGCCGCTATCTCTATTGCACTCATTACTGACGATACTATTACTGTTGCCTTATCGTCTGATTTTCGCACACCTACCGCAAATAAGGAAATGA